CCCGCTCACGGTGCGCGGCGTCAACAACGGCAAGCCGTTCGTCGAGCGCGTCGCGCCCGGCGCCTTTGACCGTTCGCTCGCTGCCAATGTCTCGCTCCTGATCGGGCACGATCGGCGCGAGCTGCTCGCCAACACCAAGAGCGGGTTGCTACAGCTCCGCTCCGACTCCAAGGGCCTCGCGTTCGAGGTCGATCTCCCGGACACGCAGAAGGCCAAGGACGTTCGCGCCCTGGTCGAGGCTGGCGTGCTCTCGGAGATGTCGTTCGGTTTCTTCGTTCGCTCCGACGCCTGGATGGGCTCTGAGCGCACCCTCACGGAGGTGGATCTCCGCGAGGTTTCCATTGTCGAAAACGGCGCTTATCCGCAGACCAGCGCCGAGGCTCGCACCTATTCGCCGAGCCTTGCTCGGTTGCGTCTGCGATTGAGGACTCTCACGTGAAGCAGCAGGAAATCATTGAGCGCCGTAAGGCCATTGAGACCGAAGTCAATTCCATCCTCGCCTCTGACCAGATCAGCGCCGAGAGCGAAGCCCGCGCCGACGAGCTCCTGAACGAGCTCAAGGACCTGAACGAGAAGCGCAGCGCCGCGGCGCTTCGCGAGCGTTTCGCGTCCCACGCGATCACGCAGAAGATCGTCGCCGAGAAGCGCGAGCAGACCGAGGAGTGGCGCTCGACCGGCGAGTACCGCGAGCAGTTCCTCGGCTGGCTGAAGGGTGGCCGTGCTCCCGAGCAGCGCGAGCTGATCACCAGCGCGAACTCCAACATCCTGATCCCCAAGCTGTACGAGGACGGCATCCTGAAGTACATGATGGCGAACAGCGTGATCCGCAATCTCGCCGACCTCAAGACCGGTGTGCAGGGTTACACGACGCTGCGCTACAACACGCTCGCCACCGCCGACTACTCCTCGGCCTGGACGACCGCAGACACGGGCACCGGCGGAAGCCTGACGGCCCGCACCGCCATCGACCCCAGTTTCGCCGAGGTTCCGATGGCCCCGGTCCCGTGCCTCCCGTTCACGCAGGTCTCCCAGCAGCTGCTGCGCCAGGCGAACTTCGACGTGGAAGCCGAGGTGATGGACAACCTCCAGCGCCAGCTTTCGAAGAACCTGGAATGGGGCTACATGGCGGGCACCGGCTCCAACGCCCCGAAGGGCATCTTCACCGTGAATGCGAACACCAATCTGGCGCAGGGTTCGGTGTCCGCGGGAACCACGCGAGCACAGGCCATCGCGACGATCACCCTGCCCGTCCTGCAGGAGGCTCGGTACACCAGGCTCCCCGCTGCGTACTGGGCTTCGGCTGCGTGGATCATCCCGCAGGACGTGTACGCGAAGATCGCCAGCCTCACCGTGAACAACGTCCCGCTACTGATCCCGAGCGCCGACGCCCTCGGCCAGGCTGGCGCTGGCTTCACCCTGCTGGGCCTCCCGGTCTACGTGACCGAGTACGTCCCCGCGCAGAAGGTTGCTGCTGGTACGACTGCCGGATACGCCGGTTACAACACGCTCGCCATCCTCGGAAACATCTCGGAAGGCTTTGCCGTGCGAGAATGGGCCGGGATCGGCATGATCCGCGACGAGATCACCGCTGCCGCCTCGGCTCGCGTGATCTACCAGGGCATGATGTTCGCGAACAGCGACTTCACCCGCGTCAAGTCGCTGGTTCAGGTGGTCGGTGTCAACGCCGGGTAATCCTCATCCTCTCATCGGCACAGGTGGCGCTCCTTCGGGGGCGCCACCTGGCTGCGAGGTAGTACGTGCCGATCGACCTCTCCAAGTTCCGCAACTGGGCCCGGCTCTCCTCCAACGAGGACGATCCGGCCATCCAAATTGCGTGGGAAGCAGCGAAGCGCGAGCTTGAGGAGCGCACCGGCTGGTGCGTCGATCCGGTCACGCGGACGCAGTACGTGGCGTCGGAGCCGACGAACGACCAGCTGCTGGTGCGCCTGGAACGCCAGCCGGTCACGGCGGTGACGTACCTGGACGATGACGGCGCAACCGGCTCCGCGACGCTGGTGACCATCAACGGGATTCAGTACGCGACCATGGCGGACTCGCTGGCCTACCCGGTCGTGCTGACGGTGACCGCTGGCACCAACACGCTCAACCCGCTGCTGGAGATGGCAATCCTCCAGCGCGTGACGCAGCACGTCGCCAGCCGCGGCGATGACACCGTGGCGCTCCCAAGCGACTATTGGGATAGGGTGTCCAGCATGATGGGGAAGGGCATTGGCTGATGGCTGGGCACGTCCCATCCGGAATGCTGCGCCTCGCCATGACGGCGCAGAATCCCGTACGCACGGTCGATGACTTCGGCCAGGCGTCGGAGTCCTGGGTAAACGTGGCGGTGCTTCATTGCCATATCGAAGTCGCCTCGACCAACGAAACGATGGATGACAGAGGCCCGGCAGTCCGCACGGATTGGCGCATCCTCGCGAGCTTTCACCCGTCCGTAAACACCCGTAGCCGATTGCTCTGGAACGACCATGGCACGGAGCGCACGTTCAACGTGCGGGCGTGCTGGGATCGAGACCAGCGACGTCGGCGCCTGGAGATCGAAGCAACGGAGGTGCTGCCGTGAGTACTGCCGTCAAGATCACCGTCGATTCTGCCGAGGTGCGGAAGACGATGGCGCAGCTGCCGATGAAGCTGAATGAATCGGTGCGCAAGAAAGCCATCCGCAAGGTGTTTCAGCCAGCGGTGAAAGAACTGCGGCAGATTTGGCGATCTGCGCCGTATCGCGGGAAGCCGATTCACCGTCGCGCTATCTCGTCCGCAACGAAGCTCCTTCCGCCCAAGCGCACCGCCGGACCGGGCTCCCCGATCAGCATTGTGGTCGGAGTTCAGTACGGGCGAAAGGGTGGTTCCAGGGCAAAAGGTCGGCAACGCATCTGGCATTTGCTCGAAAACGGTTTCAAGCACAAAGGAAGCGGCAAGTTCATTTCCGGAAGCAAGCGGAGCCATTCGTGGGCAACTGGCCGCGTCGGACAACTGGGGACTGCGTTGCAGACGGAACTGCTTCGCCTGGCTGCCATAGCGCTTGGGAGGCAGAATGTCTCTTGAAAACATTCATCGAGCAATCAAGGCAAGCTTGACCGGCTTGGGTTACGAAGTGTCCGTTGGGATGCGTAATGCGGGAACGCCTACTCCTTGCATCGTCTACGAACTTAACAGCGCGGAATGTGCCATGCGGATGGCAGGTGTCACGACTGGATTGCAGCATTGGACGATCGAGGTAGAGGTGGCGTGTGTCGCCGACACGGTCGAAACGGTAACTCAAATGGTCGACGCCGTGATGACCGAATGGCAAAACGGACCAGTCAACTACACGTCTTACAGCTGCTCGCTCGTCATCTCCTCGTTCTCGGTGGCGTTCACCGCAGAAACTCCGGACGACGGCCAGCAGGATGCAGAACGAATCGGAACGATCAGCATGACGCTGCTCGTCCAGGAGGATTGATATGGCACTCATCGCAGGCTACGGCGGCGCAGTCACGCTTAATTTCCAGAGCAGCTCGGCGGTCACGTTCCCCGTCCGAAACATCGCAATCAACTTCGAGCGGTCGAGCATCGACACCACGCAGCTCTCGGATTTCCGCGAGAAGCGCGCGCCCGGGCGCGTCCGCCGCACGGCGACGTTCGACATGATGGCGCAGAACAGCGGCTCGGATGACGCACTGAGGCTGCACATGTTCCCGGCCTCGCTGGCCGAGGCTGTTGGCCGCAGCGTGGCATTGTCGTTCACCGACCAGGGAACGATTGCCTACACCATCACCGGGCACCTGACCTCGGCGTCCCGTTCCGATGACGGCACCGGCCCCGGAATGTGGTCCCTTACCCTGGAAGAAGCCTGATGCCGTTTGACCTCACGAAGATTGCCGCTCGCCAACGCACCGTCGACATCGACGGCGTCGGCCCGGTCGTGTTCCGCGAGCCAACGTTGGCGGACTACACGCGGTCCCAGGTCGACCCGTACTGGTGGGGATCCTGCATCTCCTGCCCGGACGGATCGCCGTTTGTGATGTCGAACGCCGACCTCGGCACGGTTCGTGCGGACGTTGCCGGGCGGCTTCTTGAGGAGGTCAACCGGCCACGCCCTACGGAGCCGGCACCCGCCGGCTGTGGAGAATCGCCAGCCCGGAGCAACGCATGATGATGCCCGTCGCTCTGGCACGGCTTGAGATGACTACCGAGGAACGGTGTGAGCACCTCCTCGGGGTGATTGCTTGCACCCTGACCGGGAAGCGCCCGCACGACTTCATGCCGTGGGTTCGCTCCGGCCTGGACGAGTTT